ATGTTAGCCAAAAAGATACGCATTTAATACAGGTAGCAGAGGAATGTAGATACATTGCTAGAATGCTAGGTTTGAATTTGCTATAGATTGAGTCAATCAGTAGCTGTAATGGCTCAAAGTTTACTATAAACCATGATACTGCAATGTATGTTAGTATGTTCATGGGGTAAAAATAACAAAGGCAGTCTTACGACTGCCATAAAGTTATTGATTATTTAGATAATTTTTCCACCATTTGAGATAAAACTGCTCATTGACAGCCTTACCATTAGTGAATCTCCAAATGGAGCAGTAAGAGACTCCGATATCCTCAGCATAATGACTGAGCTTATATCTATTGGTGAGCTTAGACTTGGTCTCTTTAATCATAAAGTCCTTAAGGCTCTCACCTTTAGAAAGGGAGATCATCTGCAGGATTATCAGGTACATGAGTTGCAGCTGCAGTTAATAGATCTATCTTCCATAACTCTAATGAGTTGAAATGCTTATCCTGCCATTCTCTACCTCTCAGATTGAATGATGCCTCTACCTCTTCACCTACTCTACAGCCATCTAGTAGAGATGTTTTGTCTCCTGTAGCCTGTAAGGTGATGTATTGAGGATATTTCCCATCCTCTACGGTTATTACTACTTCTCTCTTAGAGAACTTCTCAGTAACTTGTACTGTCTCACCTATCACTTTGATAAGTCCTTTTACTTTGTAATCATTCATATTATAGTTGTTATTAAATTATACATACCTATTATTATCAATCCATACACTACTAGTGCTAGGATCATTGCCATTGTTTTTTCTTTCATACTACCTGCTCAGGGAATGGATTGTCTAGTCTCATTTTTGCTACTTCAATCTCTGCTCTTGTTGTTAGAGCTTTTGCATACTCATCAGCCATACAAGCTACAGTTGAGTGAGGATGTACATACTCAGCTTGATAGCCATTTCCGATTGCTGATAGCAGTCCTTGCATTGCTGCAATCATTGCTTGTTGGTAAAATTCTTTTTCTGTCATTTTATTTATTATTTAATTGATTAATATACTTAACATAATACTCAGTGCAGTGATGCAGTCTTACCTTTATCTCCTCCTCAAGCTCCAGGTCTCTACTGAAGAGTAGAGTAGTGATTCTCTTCTCAGGAGCTATGTGATCTACCTGATGCAGTGATAAGTTCTCCCATTCATTGAGTAGAGATGGGTGAGTAGAGACCATGCAATAGACTAGACTAGCATAATTTTTATTATATAACATCATGTAAGCTCTTAGCTGCCACTCATAATCTTTATTTATACCCTCTTCTGATGTAGCAGGGAACGTTTCTAATGACCATGATGTCTTAATGTCTACTATTTGGTCATCTAGTACTATATCAGCCTCTCCTGTGAGCCATTCGTTATTCAGTCTCTCAGTGTTCTTAGAGTAGTTGCTGAACATTACAGAGTTGAATAGAGCTATAGAATCATTCTCCTGCAATTTGCCCTTATTAATATACTTGTTATTCAGCTCTACATTATAACCGTAGAAATCCTGCTTAGCTACTGCTCTAATGTAGCTCTTAGTAGTTTCAGATAGCACCTCTGACTTAGTCCTAGATGCTGTCATTAATTTTCCGAGTGAAGATGGATGCCATTTCATAATAACATGAGTGCTTTATTCTGTAAATCAGTTAGCTCAAAGGTCTCTCTTAGCTTAGGGATAGTAAACTTACCATCCTGAATAGATACTAATGCCTCCTCAAATCTTTCTTTAGATAGACCAGGCTTAGCTGCCTTAACAGGTACACTAGCTAGATTAGCATCATCATCTACTGATTGTAAGCATAAGATACTGCTCAAAGTATATCTACGATAGTAAGTGACTGCAGATCCTACTTGCTGAGGATTAAGTCCTGCAGGTAGTTCCATGCATGACTCAATAGACTCATTAGAATCTATGCAGATTATCTGAGTACATACTGAATTACCTTGAATAGGCTGTAGTAATAGTAGACCATTCTCTAATAGAATAGGCTCTACTGCCTCAGTAATTGCATTGATGTCACTGTAGGACTTTTTAAAGTGGGGATTGGTAGCATTCTTAGCTACTTTGCCGATTGACTGCTTAGCCTTGTGTAGCTTTTGGTGCAGGGTTAGTACAGGTGCTGGTACTACAGCTTTTGTTTTTGTTTCCATAATATAGATTTAAATTATTTCTGTAAAGATAGTCAATTATTTTATATCTGCAAGGAATTTTAAATAAAATATCATAAATTCATCAAAAGTTCTTGCAATAAAGTATGTACCCCCTGCAGCTTCTACTGATTCCTGATACCTCTTCTGCACCTCTGACTGCCTATCCTTACCATATTTCACCTCAATCTTAACTGACCTACCTCTAATGGTGGCAGATATATCAGCAGATCCTTTTGTACCTGTGCTAGGAGTATAAGTGCCTTTCAGTTGTCTAGTGTTCTCACCTACCTGTATCTTCTTACCCTCTCTATATACTCCCATTGTATTGATTCTCTCAGCTTGAAAGCCTGAATAGGTTAAAAAGTGTATGATACATTTAGTGAGAGCATTGGCAGAGTTATCATTCCAATCTGATGCTGTAATGTATGGCATGGTGGGGTGCTTAAGGGTGAGGTAGTTAATCTCTAGGGCTTTTAAAAGTGTTTTGTTTTCTTTGGTCATGATAATTAATTTTCTGTTATTTTGCCTAAATATGAAAAATTTAAATAAGAAGCAATTTCAAAATGCACTCTAATTATGTCATAATGAACTTTAGATAATTGTTTGTTTAATAACATTGTATTTTTTGAATTAATAATATCACTTTCATTTAAATTTTCAATTAAATTTTGCAATGAATTAATAGCTAAAATAGATTGTGAAGTTTTTTTTTGCATTTCTATTAATTTATTTGAATCTAAATTAAAACTTAAATTTAAACAAGAAGGTAAAGATTTATTATTAATCGGTTTCATATATTCAATTAATATTTTTTCCATAATTAATCTATGTTCTTTGTTTTCAATTAAAATAACTCTTGCATAACTCCAATCTTTATTATCGTTTTTGCAATGCATCTGTAGTCTATTGTTTATGTTTTTTGTATGACCAATATAAATTAAATCATCATTTTTATCATATAACATATAAATACCACTATCTTGAATTACAGGAATTATATCATAATAATAATAAGACATATTCCATTCACCTTGTCTTTTAATCTTTTTTAATTTTATCATATATTCATAGCTTTAATTGTTAATTCATCCCATATATCTATCTCTTTTACCTCCTGTACAAATGACAATTTAGTACTGCCTCCATTCCTATTGGTAGAGCAGATATATCCTTTGTATTCGCAGTACTTCTTAAAGTTAATTGTGATGCTGTTCTGTGTTATGTAGTTCTTTTTATCAGGGAATGCATTGCAAAATGAATCGTATAACTGTTCTTTCACTGAGTAGTAAGTATCCTCTTTTAGATCCTCAAAGAAATAGTACATTTCACTGCTAATCTCATCTAATATCTTTCTAAAGTTTAGATTTACAGTAGGCATCTCTATAAGTCCTACATTAAGATATATCTGTATACATTCTTGACAATAATTGTCAAAGGCTGCCCATTGGTCATCATCCCAATCAACGAACAGCTCATGACCAAATAGATCTACAGGAGTGAACTTATCATTAAATGTCTTAGCCATCTCTACCTCATACTTTCTAGCATTGAAAGATGCACCATTGCCTGAGATAGTATAGTTGGTAGTGATAATAATCTTAGGGCTGTTAGTTACATCTAGTTTAATAGAATCCTTGCCTTTGTATTCAATAGTAATACCCTCAGTAATAACACTGAATAAGCTCTCAAAGTTGAACTTCTTTTTAACATCATCAAATACTAATATTTGGCAGTCAGTAGATACATTCTGATAGGGGAATTTATTTTGAAAGTCAAACAGCTTACCATCTAAGCTCTGCACTTTCTTAAGATGTCCCATTGCATTCCAAAACAATCCCTTTCCACTTCTCCCATTAGGCACATCAGAGATAGCCTCATCATTAAAGATAATAGCTTTGTTATTACTCCTATCCTTATAGCTGTGCAGAAGGTATCCGATTACTGTTTGAAATGCTTTGTACTTACTTTTAT